CGAAGTATATTTGGTTCATTATTAGGAGGATAAAAATAATGCCAGCAGCAACAGCGAAAAGATTGGTTTGGGACGAAGAAGGCGCACGTTTATTTGAAACTGGCGTAGACCACGTTGTCCTATATCCATATCAATTATCAACAAAAGATTACTCTCTTGGCGTAACTTGGAATGGTGTTACTAAGATTTCTAACAAGGCATCTGGTGCACAAGAACAAAAGAAATACGCCGACAATATTAAATATTTAAGCCTATATTCTGCAGAAGAATTTGGTGTAACAGTTGAAGCATTCTCTTCACCAGAAGAATTTGATGCTTGTGACGGTACTTTAGAAGCAGCACCTGGTGTTAAGGTTGCTGGTCAGTCCCGTTCTAAGTTCGGTCTATGCTACCGTACATTGATTGGTAACGATGTTAAGAATCAAGACTATGGTTATAAGCTCCACTTAGTATGGAATGCTATGGCTCAACCTGCTCAGCGTGATTACAGTACAATCAATGAGAACCCAGATGCTCAGACATTATCTTGGGAAATCACTACTACACCTTTAGTTGTTGAAGGTATGAAGCCAATTGCTCATATTGCAATTGATTCTACTAAGGCTAAGCCTGAAAAGTTAAAGGCATTAGAAGATTTACTTTACGGAACATCTGCTAAGGCTGCTAACTTACCAACACCTAAAGAAGTTATTGACATGATGAAGGGCGCCTAAGCCTATTTAAAAAGGAGATTAATTTATGTACAGCAAAGTTATTAAATTCACTGATTTCAATGACAATGAAAGAGAACAAACTTACCATTTCAATTTACGTAAGGATGAACTCGCTAAATTAGCTGCCAAGTATGGTGAGGGATTCGAAAATAAGATTCGTTCAATGGCTATGAGTAATGATCGAGTTGGATTATACAAGCTATTTGAAGATCTTATTAAAGAATCTTATGGTATTAAGACCGAAGATGGTCTTCACTTTAAGAAGTCTGATGAAATTTGGAATGATTTCTATGACTCTCCAGCTTATGAAGCATTGTTTGTAGAAATTATGACCAATACCGATGAGGCCGTTGAATTCTTCAAGGGCGTGATGCCTAAAGACATCAGAGAAAAGGTCTCTGAGCAGACAGACAAGATTCTTCAAGGGCTACCAGTAGAAGTTAAATAAAGGAGGTGAGAGAATGCTTAAGCTTTTAATTCCGAAAGGCGAACAATACGATGAAGGTAGAAACCTATTCATTTACACAGAAGAGCGGACACTTAAACTTGAGCATTCTCTCTATTCTCTATCATTATGGGAATCAAAATGGAAGGTACCGTTCATCGTTGAAGGCAAGATTGCTAATAAAACTGGCGAGCAGGTACTTGACTATATTAAGTGTATGACTCTCAATCGAGATGAAATACCAGACGAAACATATTCTTTCTTAACGAATGAAATGTTTAACGAAATTATAAAGTATGTTGAGGATCCTATGACCGCTACTACATTTTCAAACCGCAATGTTACTTCACGTAACCATGTGGCACGTAATGCACAGTTCATAACATCTGAACTAATTTACAGCTTTATGTTTTCGTTAAATATTCCAATCGAATGCGAGCATTGGAATCTCAATAGATTACTAACCGTAATACGTTGCTGTGAAGAAAATAATAAAGGCCCTGAAAAGATGACCAAACAAGAAGTTATGGACATGCATCGTAAATTGAATCAACAGAGGCGCAAGTTATAATTATGGGTATTAGAATTAAGAAAAAAGGTGAACTTAAGAAAACAAAAAGTTTCTTGGGTTTTATGAAACGAAACACATTTACGAAAGAGATCATTGCTCGATATGCAGAAGAAGGATTAGCTGCTTTACAAAAAGCAACGCCTAAAGATACTGGTGCTACTGCCGCCAATTGGTCATACGAGATTCAAAGTACTCGTGGCCGAACAAAGCTTATTTATAAGAACGATAAGATGGCTGGTGACGGAAAAACACCGCTTGTTATTTTAATTCAATACGGACATGGAACCAGAAATGGCGGATATGTTGAAGGTATTGATTTTATTAATCCGGCGCTTAAACCAATATTTGATGGTATTGCCGATGATATTTGGAAGGTGATGGTAAGATGATTGACGAACGCGTTGTTGAAATGTCGATGGATAATAAACAATTCCTTGATGGAGTTGATTCATCGTTAAAAGCAGTTACAAAATTAGATAATGGAATGCAATTTAAAAACGCACAAAATGGATTCCAAATGGTTAGCAATGCTATCAACAAATTAGATTTCTCAGGTTTACAAAGTGCATTAGATACAATCGTTGATAAATTCTCAGTATTTGGAATGCTTGGTGTAAAAGCATTATCTGCGATTGAAGATAAAATCATTGGTTTAGCAAATCAAGGAATGAATTTTGTTAACTCAATGACATTGGCTCAGGTTAATTCTGGTTGGGACAAATACAATGATAAACAAAGATCAGTGCAAACAATCATGTCTGCTACTGGTAAGAGTGTTGAAGAAGTAAATGATGCATTATCCGATTTGAACCAATTTACCGATGAAACATCATATAGTTTCACTGATATGACCCAAAATATTGGTAAGTTTACTGCCGTTGGTGTAGACTTAAAAGATGCTGTATCTGCCATGGAAGGTATTGCTTCTTGGGCGGGTATGTCTGGTCAGAATCCAGCAACGGCTGCTCGTGCAATGTATAACTTATCTCAGTCAATGGGTTTGGGCTATGTTAACTTGATGGACTGGCGTTCTATTGAAAATGCTGGTATGGGTACGAAAGCATTTAAAGAGTTTGCTATTGCTAAAGCTGAAGCCATGGGTAAGATTAACCATGGTGATGTGCAAGTCGGAAATTTCGCAAGTACCCTAGCTGACAAATGGTTTGATAAAGATGTCTTAATGGCTACTTTAACGGACTATAATGCATTCTTCACAAAGATTCAGGGTGTTTCCAAAGAGACAGGCATGACCATTACTTCTATCATGAGTAAACTTAAGAAGGAGAATGGTGAATATACTGCCGAAGCTATTGCCTTTGCTGAAAAATATGGTATTGAGTTAGGCACTCTTGGCGAACAAGCATTTAGAGCCTCACAGGAAGCAAAGTCATTGGGTGACGCTATCGATGCTACCAAAGATGCTATCTCAACTGGATGGATGAATTCATTTGAGTATATTTTCGGTAACAAAGATGAGGCTACTGAAACTTGGACAGCGTTGTGTGAAGTATTACTTGATGTATTCAGTGCCTCTACCGAAGCAAGAAATGCAATGCTCAAGCTATGGCACGACGCCGGTGGACGAACGGATTTATTTGCCGGCATTGCTGCTTCTTGGGATGCATTAACTAGTTATATTGATTTGTTTAAAAAGTCATTGGAGAATGTATTTCCAGAAGTTACGGCTGAAAAGTTAATCGCTATGACTAAGTCATTTAGAGAGTTCGCTGAATCACTAGCACCTAGCGAGACAACTACTGCGCGTCTTAGTTACTTAATGGGAGTTCTCAATGAGATAATTCTTAAGAGTATTGATATATTTATTAATATTAAAGATGCTATAAAAGGATTTATAAATGGAATGCTAGATGGTTTTGATATTGTTGCCGCATTCTTTAAAGCATTTGGTGTTGGTGAGCGAGCCATAAAGTCATTGCTAACATATATTAATATTATTACGGATGGAATTTCAGAAGGACTTATTAGAAGTTTGGCTGGTTCTGGAAAAATTTTAAGTGACTTATTCGATTTTGTTTGGCAATCCTTTAACAGTATGGTTAAAGCTTTCTCTGCTGGAACAAAGAATATTGAGTTTACAAAAATGTTCTTTAAGAAAATGGTTGATGTTGGTATTGACCTAGGTAGAGTATTTAAGATATTGTTAGTACTTGGTAAGAGATTAGTTGAAACGGTATTGCCAGTTGTCACTAGTCTTGTTAATAAACTTTTCCGAACAGATATCGGCGGACTTCCGGATATTCTCGGTGGTATCCACAAATGGATTGAAAAAATATACACTAAGGTTGTTTTAATGGATGGCTGGCCAGATTGGTTACAAGGAATTGTTAATTTATTTAAAAACTTGTCAGATGCAGTTGGTAAATTCTTTGAAAAGTTCAAACCAATTGATATGATCATCAATGCATTCAAGAAGCTTTGGAATGGAATCAAAATGGTATACGGCTATATCAAAGAGTTTGTTAAAGATGGTTTAGATAAGCTTAAACTTAGTCCTGAAGGAAGCACATTCATTGATAAATTAAGTGGCTTTGGAACTTTGTTAGCTTCTGGCGGTATTATTGTATTGGTTAAGAAGTTATTTGATTATTTCAAAGCAATCAAAGAAATGCGATTCGCAGAAGGAATTAAGACATTCTTCAGTCATGTTGGTAATATATTTGATAAACTGAAAGAGGCAATTACAGCATTCCAAAAAGATACTCCACCAGACATGTTAATGAAGATTGCTAAATCGATCGCATTAATAGCAGGTTCTTTATTCTTGCTTTCATTAGTTAAAGTAGATAATTTAGTTGCTGCCCTAGCCGCATTCGCTGCTACAATGCAATTAATGATGAGAGTTATGAAGAAACTCGGTAATACAGCTAACCCATTCAGTGATACTGTTAATACTTTATTGAAGGTATCAGTTGCGATGGCTATTGTATCTGCATCATTAGCTCTAATGGCTACGACAAAACCTGAACGATTATTAGCTGCTGTGGCTGCCCTAGCCGCGTCACTAACTATGATGTTGGTATTCCTAAAGAGCTTGAAGGGTGTTAGAGTTAGTGGATCAATCAAACAGTTAAAACATATCGCTAAGGCAATGTTAACGTTATCTATTGCATTCAAGATTATTGGATCAATGGAATGGGAGCAAATTGGTAAAGCATTGACTGCTATGGGCGCTTCACTCTTAATTATGATGATTATTATTCATTCGCTTGAGGGTATGAAGAGCACTAAGAATGGTACATCCGCTATTACTAAGATTACATTTGCTATGATCCCAATGGCAATTGCTTTAAAGATATTAGGCTCAATGGGTTGGGAACAGATTGGTAAGTCATTAACTGCTATGGCTGGTGCTATGACAATAATGGTTGCCGCAATACTGATAATGTCCAAACTCAAAGGTAAGAATGGCGGAGCTGGTTCTATATTAGTTATGGCGATGGCTATGATTCCATTAGCACTAGCATTGAAGATTCTAGGTTCTATGGATTTAGACTCTATCGGTAGAGCATTATTTGCAGTTGCGAGCGTTATGACTATATTTGGCGTAATGGTGGCGTCTATGAGTGGTCTTAAGGCTTCTATGTTTGCTGTTTCAGGAGCATTAATCTTATTTGCAGTTGCGCTTATGATATTAACACCAGCTTTATTAGCAATGGGCGCTATTCCAATGGATATGATTATCGCTGCAATTATCAATATGGGTATTTCTATCGGTGCCTTTGCGATGGCATCACTCTTATTAGCTCCTGTACTTCCGATCATGATGACATTAGCTACTATCATGCTTATGGTTGGTACTGCCGCAATATTAACCGGTATTGGAATAGCTACTCTTGCCGGGGCATTAGCTGGGGGTTCGGTTGCAATTGTTGCAGCCTTAGCCGCTATATTAGACGTACTGATTATGTTTATTCCGGTATTAGCTGTACAGTTAGCGATTGCGTTTAATGTATTCATTCAAAACTTAGCAGAATCAGCTCCTACATTAATAAATGCCCTTGTTAAAATAATAATGGCAATTTGTGAAGGTTTAATGCAGATAATTCCAGCATTAATAGTACTTATTGGTGAAGGTATTACACTTATTCTGGTTGGTTTAGCTACATATATAGATGCATGGGCGGATGCACTGGCAGATATTCTAGAACGATTAGTAGTTGCAGTTGTAAAATTAATGGGTGGAGTAATTAGAGGTGTCATAGATGCATGTAAGTTAATTATTGACGCTATCTGTGAATTCTTTGGTATTCACTCCCCATCGACGGTTATGGCTGAGATTGGTGAATTCTTAATTCAAGGTCTTATCAATGGTATAGCTAGTATGGGCGGAGCTCTTTGGGATGGAATGGTCGCTTTAGGTACTGGTGCATTTAATGCTATTAAAGATGGTTTAGGAAGTTTATGGGATATCGGCGTTAATGCTGTACAAGGTCTTATCGATGGTATTGGCAGTATGGCTCGTAAGGTCTGGGATACTGCTAAGTCATTAGGCGGAAGTTTAATGAATGGTATTAAGGATTTCCTAGGCATTAAGTCTCCATCTAGAGAAATGAAGAAACTAGGTGTATTCTCAGTTGAAGGTTTCGTTAATGGTCTTAATCAGGAAGCTGGTAGTGTTGTTGACTCCGCTAGAAACATGGGTCAAGGATTGGTATCAAGTCTTAATACAGCTTTGGAAGATATTCGTAATCCTAAGGTATCTGTTTCCCCATATGTTGATTTCAATAACTTGCAGCTTGCTGACACGGCAATGAGTGGAATGTTTGCACATAAGTCTATGGAGTTAGCAGTTGACGTATCTAGAAATAGATTACAAGTCGAAAATATGCGTGATATTATCAACGAAACAAATGCTGCCATTGGAGATCTTAAGGGTGCTATTAATGACCAGAAGCTTGAAGCTAATGTTGAGACACCTATTTATCTTGATGGTAGAGAGATTGCTCGTGGTACTGCTAAGTATACTAAGAAAGAGATTGACAACATAGATCGTCAAAATGGAAGGTTCGGAGGTAAGAAGTAATGTTTGATAGAGATTATATTTCTAGTCTTCCAAAGACGGATTCTGAGGTAATGATTAACGGGGTATGGCTAACTGAAGCTGTACCCGGTTATCGTACCAATTCTGTATCTGGAAGAAATTCTAGAAACACAAATATCACAAACAAAGAAGTTGGTAGACGAGATGGTGCATTCTATCGTTATAAAAGAATGGATGTAGTAACTCTAACCATTTCTTTTGGTTTATTTGCCAACACAAAGGCTGAGTTGGAAGAAGCATCTGATAAATTACGTGGTGTGTTGGACATTTCTGAAGGCAAGTTGTCTTTCCATGATGAACCAACAAAATATCATATTGGAACCGTTGGTAATATTACACTAGATCAAGATGATAATAGTGGTGGTTATGGCTATCATTTATCAGGTTCGTTTGAATTTCACTGTAATGATCCATATAAATACAGCACTTTTGAAAATTCTGCAACCAACAACGATAGAGATATTATCACTTTAGTAAATAATGGTACAGCTCCAACTCCATTAAATATTACCGCTAAAATTAAGAAAGATAGTGCTTATCTTGGACTAGTATTAGATGGTGATAATAAACAATATTATCAATTAGGAGATCCTGAAACAAATGCACCAAATAAGGAAAACACAAAAGACTCCGAAACTTTATTTGATGATTATGCACCGGCCATGATAAATACTTGGGCTCACAATACGGGATATTCTGTTGATGATAGATACCATTGGAACTGGTGCGACACTCCATCAAAGCAGGGTGAATTTATTCTATGGGATGAAAAAGGACAAAAATTAGCATACTGTTCTGATTTCGGAAGTGAACCCGTCGTTGACAACTCGGATGCATTTAATAGCAGAAAATTTAAGTGGTATGGTCCAACGTTAACCAAAACCATACATGCAAATTCATCTGGTTTATATCCAGTAGATTGGAAATTCTCATATAGAGTCGACTTTGTATATAACGATGTTCTTCAAGTTGGGCATCAAAGTATGAACTTATGTGGTCCCAATGGTGCGACCATATTTAGTTTCTCAATCGAGAAAAACTGTTGTGGTTCTAGATTAATACAAGGAATTGTGCATTACAACGAAGGACGAGGTAGAGATATTTTTACGATGCCAGCATTAGGCGAATTAAGTGGAAGCTGGGGGAACATGGTAAATATTGAGAAACGTGGCTATACTATTACAATATCAACA